AGAAAAGTGGATAGACAGGAAGGTGCAGCGTGACGGGTTCGCAGCCGCGATGGCTGCGGCTGGCTGGCTGCTACTTAGTGATGGCGGGATCGAATTCCCCAACTTCGACCGGCATAACGGAGAAACGGCGAAGCAGCGCGGTTTGGCGACGAATCGCAAGAAGAAGAGTCGCGAAAAAGTCACGCAAGACGTCACGGATGTGTCACGCACTGAGCGTGACGAAACCGCGACCAGAGAAGAGAAGAGAAGAGAAGAGAAGAAAGAACAAAAGACTACGCCCAAGGGCGTCGATCTACTTCCCGGAATCTCCGAGCGAATCGTGGCGGACTTCCTGGCAATCCGCAAAGCCAAAAAGCAACCACTCACGGAAACCGCCGTTACCGGAATCAAGCGAGAGGCTGAAAAAGCTGGGATGACGCTTGAGCAGGCGCTGACCGAAAGTTGCGAGCGCGGATGGGCTTCGTTCAAAGCCGCATGGTTGACGAACGGGACGCAGGCAACAGCCGCGCCGATCAAGAAGCGCAAGCAACTCGGCGAAGGTAGCTCCACGAACTACGGGTTGCCGTCATGAACGCCGTTGTTCGCATGGCCGAAGCGCGCGAGCTGGGGATTCGCGTCCCGCCGCACTCCATCGACGCAGAGCAGTCGGTGCTTGGCGGCCTGATGCTGTCACCGGAAAAGATCGAGGCCGTGGCGGACCGCCTGGCCGAGGACGATTTCTACCGCAAGGATCATCGGATGATCTGGCGGGCGATGCTTGAACTGTCCGCCCGAGGCCAGCCGTGTGACGCGGTGACGCTTGGCGATTGGTTCGACAGCAACGGGCTTGGCGACATGATCGGCGGAGCCGGTTATTGCATCGAGCTGGCTAACACGATCCCGAGTGCCGCCAACATCGTTGCCTATGCGCAGATCGTGCGCGAGAAGTCCGTCATGCGGCAGGTGATAGGGCAGGGGATGCAACTGATCGAGATGGCGTATTCCGGCCAGACGAGCGGTGTTGAACTGGTGGATCGTGGCATCACGGACTTGATGGCGCTGCAAAAGGTTGAGTCTCGCAGCGAATACACACTGCGGCAGGCGATGACCTTGGCATATGCCGAGGCGGAACGTGCCCGAGCGTTGGGCGGTCGCATCCCCGGCATTGCGTCCGGACTTGTTGACCTAGACCGCATCCTTGGCGGCTGGCATGACTCCGACCTGATCGTGGTTGGCGCGCGGCCAGCGCAAGGCAAGACGGCCGTCCTGCTGAACTTCGCCACGTCATGCTCGCTGCCATCTGGGATCATTTCCGCCGAGCAGCCGGCGCAGCAGATCGGCGCGCGAGTCATGTCGATCAAGTCGCTGGTCCCCGCCGAGCGGATGCGTAACGGCCGCTTTGACCCGCAGGACTTGCACCGGCTTGAGAACGCCGTGGGGGAGCTGTGCGAGCGCACTTGCATGATCTATGACCGCAGCTCGCCGACCATTGCCGACGTGTCGCGCATGGCTCGCAAGTGGAAGCAGCAGAACGGCATCCGTGTCTTGTTCGTGGACTACGTGCAACGCATCGAAGCATCGCAAACCCGATCAAGTGCCAACAAAGCCGAGAAGGTTGGCGAGGTAGTGCGCGGGTTGAAGAACCTTGCGCGCGATCTTGAGATCCCCGTGATTGCCTTGGCTCAGGTGGGCCGGCAGGCCGAGGGCCGGCAGCCCGGTATGGGCGACCTTTCCGATTCCAGTGAAATCGAAAAAGAGGCCGATCAAATCCTGACCTTGTTCCGCCCCGGCACGGCAGACGACGGCGCCGACGACAGTGAGGCGGTTATCAGCGTCGAGAAGAACAGGCACGGTCCGTGCGGGGAAATCAAGACCGTATGGATTCCCGAAACCATGCGGTTTGTCAGCCGCTTCGACGGAGACCTGCCATGACCGACGTAGTGGACATGATCCGCGCCGGGGTGAGCCGGAACGAGGACAAGCGCGAACAGATCCGCCGCGACTTCCCCGGCTGCACTTCAATCATCGACGACTTCCGCGCTGTATTCGGCCCCGGCGTGAAGCCCCTTTATTTCAGCGAGGCAGGCAAGACGATGGGTAAAGAGCCGGCATTTGAAGGGACGGACGTGGACAAGCTGATCCGCCTGGACGACACGCAACGGGCGCGGATTCGCGCATTAAGGGGAAACGCATGAACGCGCATCGTATCGCATGGACACTATGTGATGAGCGGCGGCTATGCGATGTCTACCCGCACCATCCGAATAGGGCGTTGATCAAGTTGTTTGGACGCAGCGCAAAAGCCATCGGGATCAAGGCGCACAAGATGAGGCTGTCCAAGTCTGCCGAATGCTTGAAGCTCGCGCGTTTCGCGTCCGGCCACGCGACGTGGAACAAGGGCAAGCCCGGTAGCACCGGCAAACATCCTAACTGCCGGCCAACGCAGTTCAAGGCTGGCGAACGGACCGGCGCGGCGCACCGCAACTACCGCCCCATCGGTGCGGAGCTGATCGACAAGGACGGCAACGTAATCCGCAAGGTCAGCGATACCGGCAATCGCCGTAAAGATTGGCGTCCCGTGCATGTACTGGCTTGGGAGGCGGTCAACGGCCCGCTTCCTGCCGGGCACATCGTGGTTTTCACCGACCGCAATAACCGCAACTTCGCGCCGTCGAATCTCGAAGCGATCACGCGTGCGGAAAACATGCGCCGCAACAGCTACCTGACCCGCTATCCCAAAGACGTCGCAGATCTGATCCGCATGCGTGGCGTCCTCAATCGCAAGATTAATCACCGGAGCAAGGCATGAACACCACAACGCAAGACGTGCGCGACTACTTGTGCAAGGCGCTGGCCGAGCTAGCCGACTCCACAGCCACACCTGAAGAGATGGCTCAGAACATTGAGCGTGCCAAAGCAACCAGCAACGTCGCCGCTCAATACACGAACCTTGTTAAGGCAGAAATCGACGCGATCCGGTTGATGGATGACACAGGCAAGCTCCCGACAGCCGTCACCGCGCCAGCCGTCGCGCCGGCACGCCCACGACTGGTGGGCTGATCGTATGACCACGCCCCAATCCGTCGCCATTTCCCACGCCGACCTAGAGCGCCTGGCCCGCGAGATGTGCGACTCGCGCAACGGTGCCGGCCATTTCGATGCGAAGGGAACGAAGCGTAACCACTGGCGGGCATTGGCGTGCGCGGAAATCGAGCGTCGCCGCAGCATCAGCCTTGCCGACGCGTTCATGGGGATATTCGGACTGCGGAGGGTTGCATGAAGCTCGCCACCGAATCCGACCGCACGCGATTCATCGCGTTTGTGCAGGGGCAGCCGCTGCCGCTAGACGTGGATTGCAAGAAGTGGCGCAAGTCGCGGAGCAATGACCAGAACGCCATGTTGTGGGCCATGTACGCGCCGCTTGCCGAGCACATGGGCTACGACGCCGAGGACGTGCACGAATGGATGTGCGGCCATTTTTGGGGCTGGAAAGACATCAAGGTTCCAAAGACGCCACGCAACCCGGAAGGGCTTGCCAGTGTCCCGATGCGTTCCACGACGCGCGACGAAGACGGCAAGCGCAACGTGATCGACAAGGCGACGTTTTCGAAGTTCGTCGAGATGGTTGACCGTGTGGCGGCTCAGGCCGGGGTGTTCATTCCCATGAGGGAGGCCGCATGACCGTGGTCATACACACCGGCGACTGCCGCGACGTGCTGCGCACACTGCCGGCGCAATCGGTGCACACGTGCATCAGCAGCCCGCCGTACTTTGGCCTGCGCGACTATGGCGTGGCAGGACAGATCGGGCAGGAGGCGCGGCCGGATTGCTTGGGCTGGGCAAACGGCAACCGTTGCGGCGAGTGCTTTGTCTGCACGCTGGTCGATGTCTACCGCGAGGTGCGGCGCGTGCTTCGTGACGACGGCACCTGCTGGGTCAACCTGGGCGACAGCTATGCGGCTTCACGTGGCAAGCAGCCAGCGCCGACGAATACGCGCAACAAGGACGGCCATGTCGGTGGCGCGCATGTCCCCGACGGGCTGAAGTCGAAGGACCTGATGGGCATGCCGTGGCGCGTTGCGCTGGCACTGCAGGCGGACGGCTGGTATCTGCGCCAGGACATCATCTGGTCCAAGCCCAACCCGATGCCGGAGAGCGTCACGGATCGGTGCACGAAAGCGCACGAGTACCTGTTTCTGCTGGCCAAGTCGGCGAAGTACTACTTCGACGCGGAAGCGATCACGGAACCCCTTGCGGCGTCAAGCATCGAGCGGCTAAGCCAGCGTGGCTTGGAGCAGCAGGCTGGAAGCACCAGGGTGCCTGGAAAGACCAACGGCCCAATGAAGGCTGTCCGCGCAAAGGGAAACCGGCGAACTTTTCGCGGCGGTGGCGTGTACACGCAGGGCCAGAGCTTCGACAACGACGCGGAGCCGTGCAACGACAGCGTGGGCAATGTTCCTAACGAACGCGATGTGCGCAACAAACGCAGCGTCTGGACTGTGGCCACACAGCCGTACAAGGAAGCCCACTTTGCCACATTCCCGCCGGCGTTGATCGAGCCATGCGTGCTCGCAGGCTGCCCCGTGGGCGGCACCGTGCTGGATCCGTTCGGTGGTAGCGGAACAACAGGCGAAGTTGCGGATGCATTGGGCCGAGATTCCATCCTGATCGAGTTGAATCCCGAATACGTGGAACTGGCGGATCGGCGAACGCAGCAGGGCGGGCTTGCACTCGTGGCGCACGCATGAAGCGCTCACCCATGCCACCGCGCAAGACCGGCCTCAAGGCCACGACGATCCGCGCCAGCGGGAAGCGCAAGTCGTCGCGGCCAAAGATGACGCCCGCCCGCGCGAACGCGAAAGGACAGCCGTGCACGCTGAACCTTCCCGGCTGCTATCCCGGCCCGGATAACGAACAGGTGCAGCTCTGTCATCTGCGCATGTTCAGCGGAGGCGGCACGGGCCTAAAGCCGCACGACGCCGAAGCGGTATTCGGCTGCACGCACTGTCACGACATCATCGACGGCCGCCGGCACCTGATACCGGAGCTGCGCGAACAGGTGAACTTTTTTGAACATATCGCGTGGGCGCTGATCCGAACGTGGCGTCTGCAACGCGAGGCCGGCGTGTCTATTTGGAAAGGAGAAAAGTAATGCACGATTGGATGCCACTACCAGGATTCCCCCGCTACGCGGCGACGCGTGACGGCAGCGTTCGCGGCCCGAGCGGGAAGGTTTTGCGGCCGTTCCCCTACGTGCCGAATAACCCGCGCGTGCTGGCGGTCAACGTGTACCGCGACGGCGAGATGGTCCGGGTGACGATATCGCGCGTCAAGCGATTGATGGTGGCGGCATGATCCGGCAGTTCTGGTGGGGCATGGGGCAGTTATGCCCGCGCTGCGCAGCGAAAGGATTCACTGGCGAGGACTGCTGGTGGCCGGCGAATGACGGTGATTTCTGGCGGCGCCGCAACGCAGGCGCACGAGTGGCGCATTTCCGCAATGAATGTCTCGCATGCACGGCTGAGCGCAAGGCAGCCGGCTATGCGCGCAGGGCAGCGGAAGTGCGGGAGGCAGCATGACGCGCCGCCCTGCCACGTTCAAGCTCACGGCGCCGAAGCCGCCTGTGCCGACCGAGTACGACGAGCAGGCGGCGCTGATCGAATGGGCCGATCTGGCGAGCCGCAAGTATCCCGAGCTGAAGTGGCTGCACTCCATCCCGAACGGCGCGCACACGCACATCGTCACGGCGATGAAGTTGAAGAAATCCGGGGTGCGCAAAGGCATCCCCGATCTGGAATTGCCGGCAGCGCGGAAGGGATACCACGCCCTGTACATCGAGATGAAACGCATCAAGGGTGGCCGCGTCGATCCTGAGCAAGTCGCCTGCCATGCGTACCTGCGCGATGCCGGGTATCACGTTGTCGTTTGCAGGGGATGGGAAGCGGCGAAGGCTGAAATCCTGGAATACCTGAAGGGGTGAGCTATGAACGCATATTGGGACAAAAGCGAAGTTATCGCGCAGGGGTTTCACGCTTACGTCGGCGGCGTAAGTTTCGACAACAACCCGTACCGATTCACCCCACTATCGCGCGGCGGCTTGTTTAAGGCCGCGTATTGGGAACAGGGATGGATGGAAGCGGAGGATGAGGATATCCACGCAATCGCTGAGGCGGAATGACCATGAACTACGCACGGTTCAAAGATGACATTCGCGCATTCGGTTCGGTGCTTGCCGAGCATGGCATCCCGAACGATGCAATCGAGGACATCCTATCGTTTGCCGAGCAGACGGGCGTGATTGCCGAGGCGAAGGAACGCAACGACCGGCAGTATGAAATGCAATACCGCGAGCACGGATCGCGCGTCATGGCGCTGCGCCTTGGTATTTCCCCGCAAGCCGCCAACAAACGGTTTCATAAAATCGTTGCGCAACCGAGAAAGGGTCCAATGGTTGCGTAGATGGTTGCGCGTTAGGTAGTCGAATAGGCATCACCGGAGCCAAAGGTGATGCCATGAGCCAGTTAGCCGAAGTCGAACTGCAAAACACGCTGGACACGCTGCGGCATTGCGTATCCGGCCAGACGTTCGCCGAAGCGTCCGAGACGTTCAAGGATATCGAATCGACCAAGGTTCGATTGAACGTCCTGCGCGATCCAGACCACTACCAGAAATTGCAGGCCGAGTCGGCTGCGAAGCGTCCGCGTGTGCGGCGGGAGGTGCGGTGATGCGGGCCCATACGCCACCGTTCACCAAGCCCGAAGCCGCCTACGATTCGCGCCGCCTGACTGCCCGCGAGGCATACGACCAAACATCGGCGATTGCGGCGGAACAGGACGCACGCCACGCCATGACCGATGCGGAGCGTGAATTCAAGCTGCGTACCGTGGCGCACTACATCTATCACGCCAAGCTGCTGATGGATGAGGTGTTCAGCACGGAACGGGTCAACCGCGTTGTTCCTCCCGAAACATCTGATTTCACCATCGTGCAAGACCCGCCCGACTTGCCGCTTGGCTGGCTTGCCAGTGGTGGCGTCCCGGTTGAATCGGCATATCTGGCGAGCTTCGGGCCGAACGACGTACAGGCCGAAGTGCTGCGCGAGTGCCATATCGGCGACGTGCCGCACCGGCCCAATGCACGCAACGCGCACCCGATGGCCGCCGAGGCATTGCGCGATCACGACGAGCGCCTTAACGGCCCGGAGGATTCGCTGTGAGCTACGAAGCAACCCGGCGCGCACCGACGCCGCCCATTACGCCGCGCCCGTCCATCGGATTCGCCGGCCTGCTGACCATCCTGTTCATCGGGCTGAAACTGACCGGCGCGATTTCCTGGTCATGGATCTGGGTGCTGTCGCCGCTGTGGATCGGATACGCCATTGTGCTGCTGATCGTGGCGGTAGTGCTGCTTGCGGCGGAGCTGTCATGAGCACGCAAAAGCTACATTCCGACGACGAACTGATTGCTGCACTGGAATCGTGCGGCAGCATCAACAAGGCCGCGAAGCAATTGGGCGTGGCGCGGTCGGGGTTGCAGGAGCGATTCAAGCAGCTGGCGCGCAAGGGCTACAGCCCTGCCCACAACATGACCCATTCGGTGCCCGACGGCTACAAGGTCAAGGGTGTGTCCACGCTTTACCGCGAGGATGGCAGTGTGGCGGCGCAATGGGTCAAGAGTACGGCAGATGCGGAGCGGCAGCTTGCGATGATGCGCGAGGCTATCGACGCGATGGCATCTGACCTGCCGAAGCTCCCTGCGCGCAAAGCTAAGGGCACGTATCTGCCTGACCTGATGACGCTGTACCCGATCGGTGACGCGCACGTCGGCATGCGTAGCTGGTTGGACGAAACCGGCGCGAATTGGGATTTGAAGATTGCCGAGCGCGTGCAGTGCGGGGCGATGGCCGAGCTTGTGGCCGGCGCACCAGCCACGGAAACGGCGGCCGTGATCGACCTGGGCGACTGGCTGCATAGCGATGGCCTTGTGGCACAGACGCCCCGTAGCGGGCACCCATTGGACGCTGACGGGCGGTACGCGAAGATCATCCACGTAGGTATCAAGATCATCCGGCAATGCGTCGAGTCCGCGCTTGAGAAACACAAGTTTGTCCGCGTGATCTGCATCCCTGGCAACCACAACGAAAGCGGCGCGCTGTGGATGAGCGCCGCCTTGTCGCAGATTTACGAAAACGAGCCGCGCATCACGGTAGACACGCAACCGTCCCTGTTCGCCTATTTCCAGTTCGGCAAGGTGCTGGTAGGCGTGCACCACGGGCACACGGTGAAGATGGAGGCGCTGCCCGGCGTCATGGCGGCCGACCGCGCCGAAATGTGGGGCGCGTCCAAGTTCCGCTATTGGCTGACCGGGCACATCCACAATCAGCAGATCAAGGAGTTCGCCGGCTGCACGGTTGAATCCTTCAACACGCTAGCGCCGAACGATGCCTATGCCGCAAACGGCGGGTGGCGATCGCGGCAGAACATGAAGGCCATCATCTTGCACAAGGAGTTCGGGGAAGTGGCCCGGCATACCGTGTGCCCGCAGATGGTCGCGGAGGCCGCATGAACAAGTATCTCCCACTGATCGCGTTCGCATTGGTGTGCGCTCTATCCATGCTGGTGTTCTACGTCGCGGGGCTTCCGCTTGAGCGCGGCATCAATGCGGCGTTCTGGATGCTGGAAACACTGCTCGTTGCTGTTGGCGCGGGCGTTTTGACGTACATG